CCCCCCGTCCGGATAAACTTTCGTTGTAGTTTTGGGCGGGCATCGGGGCATCGAGGGGCGTGGAGTGGGGCGCCCCGCCCCCCTACTCCGCCGGCGCCGGCGCGGATGCTCGAATTGCTACAATGCCCGTAGTTTCTGCGATCTATGCCCGCATAATATAAAATGCTTCTGCGACCTACTCCGCATAATATTATTTTGCGTTCTATTTGCGTTCTGTTTTGCGTTCTACTGCGATCTAAAAAAAAAAAAATAATACCCCGATCATGAACCGGTTATGCACCAGGAATTAAGCACCGCCCAGGTGCCTCGGCGGAGGATGCCAGGGTGAATTCTGCCCTGGTCTAAAAAGTGGTCAGTATACTTGCAGTATTCTGCTATTTCTGTAGACTTTGAGGGGTAAGTTAAATCATTAGCCCTTAGGAGGGGCAGTATTATGAAAAACAAAGAAGTACAACATCTAGTTGAAAAACTAAATGCGGCTTTCACGCCCGAGGAAATATCCTTTCTCTTCGGTGAGGCGTGCCGTCGTTACGAATGGTTACGCATGGAGTGGAACGGGGCGGACATTGATAGAGTCGCCGACATTTACGGACGCAGTCCAATGGGTAAAGCCTCCGGCGCAACTGATCCCTACATTGGGAAAAAATACGCCAAGTTCATCGACATCAACGCCTTTGCTTGTGGACTGGACGGGTACCGCTTGCCAAGACTGGGGCGCATCCTCTACAACACTTACTTCGCAGGAGACTTTTACGACGGGGGTGCATCATGACTACGGTACAGTTCAAAGACTGGCGCTGTAGGCTCTATATAGCCCACTACAGCGATGGTAACACCGCACTTAGCATGTACGACACCGAGGACGGTAGCGCGATAGCTTGCGTCAGCCTCAACTTGGTTCCTGTAGAGCCTGAACTGCTCGATGATCGCGCCTTGATTTACCTCAAGGACTACTCCGAAAATGAAGGGATGCTCGACCTGTTGATCGACGAGGGCATCGTAGAACGCACCGGACGCTATCGTCAGTCCGGCTACATCGAGGCGCCATTGGTGCGCATCATCGACCCTGAATTAGTCGCGGAGATTAAGTATCTACAACCGGGCATACAGGAAAGACAGCCTGTATCAGAACAAAGAACCGGAGGCGCTTCACAAACTGACAACCGCGACTAAAGCGCACCCCTCCGTTAAAACCCGCACCCTAAAAAGTGCGGGTTTTTTCATTGTCAGTAGGGGAGGGCGGTCAAAATCGGGAAAGGGGTACACATATAGCGGAGTAGGGGAGGGGTAAGAGTAGTAATTATGCGTGTGATTTGCGTCCATTATTAGTACTATTTATGCGACCCCTTGAAACCCTTATAGGTAAAGGCTTTCAGAGCGTCCATATTTGCGGGGTTGTGCAGGTGCAGTAATTGTGTACAGGATCGGGGGCATGATCGCGCCATTCGGGTGCCACAATGCCAGAAACAGGGGTATGAACAACCGCCCTACTCCGCGCCGCCAGCGAGGTACGAGCAAACAAAGAACGTTCGGTTCCTACGAACACCTTATGATTCTTTTTCTTTCCATTTCTTTTCTTCTTCTTTTCTTATTCTTACTACCCATCCCCCCCTTATGCTATTGGGACTCCTATCTATTCTCTCTTAAAAATGACCTTTCCCACAAATAATTTGCCCAAAAAAACATTTGAAACTATAGTATCTTTATTGTTATGAAAAACATTGAGTTGGGTCATGTCCCCGTAGATGCAATGCGTGAGATTTTATTGCTTCAGGGGCGTATGGAGAATCTTGACACACAAGTGGTGGTCGAGGATTCCTTTCTGGATTACATCCGTTATATCTGGCCTGAGTTCATAGAGGGCGAGCACCACAGGGTCTTTGCAGACAAGCTCGACGAAATCGCCAGGGGGGATATTAAACGGCTCATCATCAATATGCCCCCCCGGCACACCAAGAGTGAGTTCGCCTCGGTCTACTTTCCGTCCTGGATGATGGGACTCCGCCCGAATATGAAGATTATGCAGACCACGCATACCTCCGAGCTGTCCGTCCGCTTTGGCCGTAAGGTAAGGAATCTTATGGATTCCGAAGAATACAAGGCTGTTTTTCCGAAAGTCAACCTCAGCGTGGATTCCAAAAGCGCCGGACGTTGGGAAACCAACCGCGGGGGTGAATATTTCGCCGCCGGAGTTGGTGGCGCAATCACCGGACGTGGCGCCGATTTGCTGATCATCGACGACCCGCACTCGGAGCAGGATGCGCTCTCACCTTCGGCACTGGATGCTGCCTACGAATGGTACACTTCAGGGCCCAGACAGCGGTTGCAGCCGGGCGGCTCGATCGTGATTGTCATGACCCGTTGGTCGACCATTGATTTGACGGCACAGTTACTGAAGCGGCAGACGGAAGTGCATGCCGATCAGTGGCAGGTGGTGGAATTGCCGGCCATTTTTGAGGAAACGGGGAATGCATTGTGGCCCGGATACTGGAGTCTGGAGGAATTGGAGAGTGTCAAGGCGTCGCTGCCGGCGGCGAAGTGGAATGCGCAGTACATGCAGAATCCGACGTCCGAGGAAGGTGCGATCATCAAGCGCGACTGGTGGCAGATGTGGGAGGGTGAGAAGATTCCGCCTGTTGAGTATATTATTCAGAGTTACGATACTGCGTTCTCGCGCAGTGAGACTGCCGATTACTCGGCGATTACCACCTGGGGCATTTTTCGCCCGAACGAGGACAGCAGCGATGCGATTATCCTTCTTGACGCCAAGCGCGGACGTTGGGATTTTCCGGTTTTGAAAGCGATGGCGAGCGAGGAGTACAAGTATTGGGAGCCGGAGATGGTGTTGGTGGAGTCCCAGGCGTCTGGTATGCCGCTGACTCAGGAATTGCGAAACATGGGTATCCCGGTGGTCAACTACCGGCCTTCGCGTGGTAATGACAAGGTGACCCGAGTGCATGCCGTGAGTCCCGTGTTTGAGGCGGGGATGGTGTGGGCGCCGAAGAAACGCTTTGCCGAGGATGTGATTGAGGAATGTGCGGCGTTTCCGTTCGGGGAGAACGATGATTATGTGGATTCCATGACCCAGGCGGTGATGCGTTTTCGCCAAGGGAACTTTGTTCGGTTATACTCGGATGAGGAAGATGAGGAGCTCGTGCCTAGACGGCACGTTTATTACTGATGCCAATTGAGTTTAAAACACCGCCTTACGAACACATGCCCCAAACCCCAGAAGAGGCCGAGGCATATCGGGAAAACTATTTAACCGGCATGCGTTCAGGCATTCGTGGCCCGGTGCAGGGCATCGCCAGCCTTACCGGGATGGGAGATATTCCAGCCTTGCTTGAATTGGGCGCTTATGAACAGGCTGGCTTGCCGGCTTATGAACGGGGCTTGATTGATTATGAGGATATTCCCAGGGCAGGATACGGCGAAACCAGGCAAAAACACCTGGAAACCATAGGCGAAGCCGTGGTTCCGGGGGAAACCATTGAGTCCGGAGTTCATGGAAGCCAGCTGCTTACCGAGCTTGCCGGCATTGGAGTCGTTGGCAAACAGGCCATTGACCTTATCCGGAAGTACGGTCCTTTGGCCGTCACCAGAATAAAAAGTATTTTTGCGAGGAAACCGGGAGCCACGGTTGATGCTGCGGTCAATGAAGCCCTGAAAGTAACGAGAAGGGATGTTCTCCAAACCGGAGGCGCCGGCATCGCTGCATTGGCAGTGCCTGGTGCGGCATGGAAGCTCGGCTCTGCTGGCGCCAAAACCGTTACTGCGGCAGCAACGGCGGCCAGAAATATCTCAGGTGCCAAGATTTTTTCGATGATAAACAAAATTCCTGCTGCAATTCTTAAAAAAACAGCATCCTTTGGCGCCCCGCCTAAGGGGACGAAGATTCCCTCAGCAAAAAAAATGTGGAATGAGGACTGGAGTCCGAAGTATGGAGGGAAATCCACTGGTGCAATTATTTACCGAAGAAATGTATCAAATTTCCAAGAAATGAAAGGGGTCCAAGAAATCGAGCATCTTGATAGAACTCTGATGGCAAGCAAGCCCCACTTTGAGAAATACGGACTGAAGCCGAACGAGATTACGCGAATGAATTATGATGAATCCGGTGTATATGCCGACGCTGATGCGTGGTTCAGTGGACACAAACAGAAGTTTGTGACTCATGACGAGGCGCCTTTTGGAAAATGGCGTGTTGCAGGAAGGAGGGTTCGTCCGGAAGATGATTTAGGGGAATTGTGGCACAGCAAGCTGGACTTTATCTATAAGTGGAGAGAGCCTAATCCTAAAGGAGACATGATTAAGCTGGAAGAAGCTCTTGACCTGAGCGAAGTCGAAAGTGTCCGTCCGCTTTTCGCACAGTCCGTTAAAGATGCCCGTTATCTTGGAGAAAATAAAGTTAGCGCCGACCGCGGCAGGATTGAATTTTTTGAAATAGATGGAATCCCTGTTGCCAGACAATGGCCTGAAGGAGACATTTACCTGCCTAATATGAAAGGCATGGAACGGCTTTCCGGTTCAAAAAAGATGTTGCAAAAAGAATTGGCAGCGGAAGAAAAACTGGAACGCATTATAGCCAAAGCTGTTGAGGAAACCAAAACTACCCCGCGCCCCGAGAAAGTACAAAAAATAATTGATGCCAAGCGAAAAGCGGAAGGAAAAGCACACGGCGGCATCGTCGACAAAGCGATTGTCGGTGGCGAAAGATACATTTAACAGTTAGAATGATGAAAGTGGTTTTGAATCCAGTGGTCCAGTGGCGCAATTGGATCGGTGGACTGTTATTTAAACTAATGAATTAGTACAAGGGCGTAGTATGGCGGACGTCGAAAAAAGAATCTATCCCGATCAGGACTTGTCTCTTGATGTGGTTGATGATTCCAAAACGATTGAGCTGGAAGACCCCACGTTGGAAGCGTTTAATGGTGAAGATGTTCCCATTACGTCCTTGGAAGATGGCAGCATTCTTGTCGGCGAGGGCGAGATGCTGCCCCAACAGGTTGAATTTGGCGCCAACCTGGCTGAAGAGCTTGATAATTCCGAGCTGCAAGTTATTTTTAACCAATGCGTTGCCGATGTCGAAGCCGATCTTGCCTCCCGTTCCGAATGGGAGGAACAATACAAGGATGGCTTGGAGTTTCTTGGCATGCGCTACGAAGAACGTAGCCAGCCGTTTGAGGGCGCGTCCGGCATAACTCACCCCTTGTTGGCCGAATCCGTCACTCAGTTCCAGGCTCAGGCCTATGCTGAGATTTTACCCGCCCAAGGGCCGGTGAAAACCCAGATTGTTGGCGCCATCACTCCTGATTCCGAAGGCCAGGCGGCCCGGGTCAAGGAGTACATGAATTACCAATTGATGCACGTCATGGAAGAATACGATCCCGAAACCGACATGCTTCTTTTTTATCTGCCATTGTCGGGATCGGCGTTCAGGAAAGTGTATTACGACCAGACCCTGGGGCGGGCTGCATCCCGATTTATTCCCTCGGAGAACCTGGTTGTTCCTTACGACACCAGTGATTTGCAAACGGCTGTCAGGATCACCAATATTGTGACCATGCCGTTGAACGACGTGGTTAAGCTCCAGAACATCGGCTTTTATCGTGACGTGCCACTCAAGCCTATGGGGGTGCAATACGGCCAGCATAATATTCAGGAGGAAATCGACAAATTGCAGGGGGTTGAGCCTTCTTCACGCATGGACAGTGAGTGTGAGCTCTACGAAATTCATCTTGATTTGGATCTGGATGGCTTTGAGGACACCGATGAGATGGGGGAACCCACCGGTATCAAGCTCCCGTACATCGTTACCCTGTCGAAAGCCAACAATGCGGTGCTTTCGATACGCAGGAATTGGGTCGAGGGCGATCCGCTGCGGAAAAAGATCCAGTATTTCGTCCATTACAAGTTTTTACCGGGCCTTGGCTTCTATGGTTTTGGCCTGACGCACATGATTGGGGG